GTCATCAGCTACACTTGATCCCATTGCTTTAAGATCAGCCTCTGATGGACCAGCTTGTATTGGTTTTTCGCTAACAACTTTTGGCTTTGGGCTACCTTTAGCTGGTTGCCATGTTTTACCAAACTGTTCATTTATTTCTAAATAACCACTATCACCTCTAACCAACTCAGCAGATACGCTTTTGCCTATCATTTGTGTTTCAGTATCAGTCGGCGGACTAGAAAAACCCATAGCTTGCGACATAAGTAACATTGATTTCACACCCCAATCTACATAACGCGGATCATCATGTCCTATGGTGAAAGCATGACTAATTGTTATACCAGTTCCATCAACTTCAAAGTACATTTTGTGTCCTCGCCAGTTCTTTTTACCCTCTAAAGGTTTTTTTTCCTCGCCCGCATAATTTAATATATACCTGCCAGGCTCTATTCCTGATTTGTTATCATCAGATACATTTACGTTATATTTTGACATATCCATTATTTACTCCTTTTTTTAAATCCAACATTTATATTCAACGCAATCATCCTCTTCAGACCCACAGTAGTTACAATAACCATCTGTAAACTGTGGATCTTCACCAGGATCATACTCGTTGTACTCTAATAGCAATATCTCATTCATCTCAACATCTGCTCTCTGATTTCTTTCCAATCAAAAGGCATCTCGTTATCCAGACCAAACCTGTTCTTAGCTTGGAAGCCTGGTGTTTCTTGAGTGAAGATAGTTCTATCACCTTGTTTAAGTTTGGTAGTCATACCACCGCCTTTGCCTTTTACTTGGATAGTACCTATCTTGTAATTAGCAAATAAAACAGCGTCACTATGCTCAATGATTAGATCAGCTGCTTTTCTATGCAACTTGATCTGATGTCTATCATGTGGCTCGCTTGATGGGTCTTCATACCTTTTAACTTCATTATGTGCAATTTGTAGGATAGTGAATCCATTTGCTCGTAACTCGTTTAATAAACCTAAGTATTCTTTCCATGTCTCAAGACAAGCTGCATAGCCCTTACCATAAGCAGGTGCGCTTATGTCTGGCCATCCATTTTTCTCACAAACATATTCTTGCATCAAAGTTTCTAGCCAATCTAAACTATCTATTACAACAGTTTTGTATTCAGACTTATCATTGATTAATGCTTTTAAGTTTGCAACAAACTCATTGTAAGATTTAGCCACAGGAAAATGTGGACACTCTATCTTACCGATACCATCTTCAGCTTGCACTATGATTGGTTTATTCATAGTTGCGCCAAAGGTTGTCTTACCAATACCACCAGGTCCATAGATAACCATGATTGGTGGTTTTAGTTTTGCCTTCTGTCTTATATTAGCTAACGACATTAAGAAGTCTCTATAACAGATTCAGACTCTACTGCATCTTGTAATCTTTTGCTGTATTCAGCTCTTAAGATATCAAGCTTTTCTAATTCAAAATTTGCATTGCCAACTAATTCATTTTTCTGTCTCTCAACATTAGCTAATTTGTTGTAATGTATTTTATTCTCTTCAGTAAGATCGTCATACGCATACTCAGTTCCGCCTTCTTCAAAGCTAAACTTAATAGGTTCTTGTTGTACTTCAGTCATTCTATTCTCCTTTTTTATTATGTTTATATGTATCACATATATCTTTAGCATTACACCAACGGCATCCGTCTTTACTATAGTTATATGTGGGTATTTCTTCATAGCAAGCCTCGGCTGCTGGCTTTAAAGTTTCATAAGCCCATTCAACTAAGTTAATAGCTGATATGGAATATGATCTGATAGGACCATCTTTGTGCCAACCTCTTGGCTGTACGATAGTCATTTGAACTGTGCAATCATCTCCGTATCTTGATAATGCTCCTAGTGCATAGATACGCATTTGTGGGTTATCTGCCTCAACCGCCCACTTACCAGATTTTAAATCTATTACTTCTATCATGTCTTTGCCAATGAGAATAGCATCTGCTGTTCCCCATAGATCTACATGTATTTCTGGCATGTTTACCTTCTCTTCAATTAAAGGTCTTTTTATATCTAACTCTTGTATTCTTTGATCTATGTAATCCACATATATATTTGCGCAGTCAATCATCTCTTGGTCAACTGTAATGTCAAAGTCTTCTACATGGTGTGTTGTATCTAAGTAGTATTCTTCTAATGTGAGATTGTTTAACCTACCCTTGAGTAGTGTCTCTACCATTTCGTGAATCAGCGTACCAGTAGCAGCAGGTATACCTACTTTGTATTCTACGTTTGCGCTTGCAAGTAATTGTGGCATACCTGGACATGCCATCCATATCTTTGCAGATGACGGACTTAACTTAGCGTGTGCCATTTACAGAAATATAAGAGTCTTGTTCCATTCTTTTCACATCATCAAGATCGTATTTAATCTTGCCACCAATTTTAAAATAGCTTGGGCCTTGGCCTCTATACCTTCTATTGTCAATTGTTTTCTTGCTGACTCCCCATCTATCTGCTAGTTCGTCAACCTCTATGGTGTTTGATATGTCAAAATTCTTTTCTAATATTTCCATAAATTTCCCTTTTATTAATATTTTTGTTTATAATAAACCAATATTACTAATTTACAAGTGATATATTAATAAAAAAGTGGAGAAATTTTATGAATAAAACTATATATGCACATACAGATATAGGCGATGAGAAGGAATGGGATCAAGCAATAGACAAGCTTGCAACCAATAACCAAGTAGCTGGAACACACTACAAGCAATCTAGAATACAGCCGATAGACTATATATACGCTAATAATTTGTCATATAACCTGGGTAGTTGTCTGAAGTACATAACCAGAAGTAAAGGCGAGAAGAGTGATAGAGTGACTGACTTATTAAAAGCCAAACACTTTATAGATCTTGAGTTACAAATGGTACATGGTGTAGACGCAAAGGGTAATGACATTGGTAAATATTCTGTAGAAGTTTCTCTTGATTAATGAGGTAACTATGAACTTATATGAGTTTGACGATCCAATTCTGAAAGAAAGAAACGGAAGAAAACCAATATATGTAAACAAACATCTTGCTAAAAAGTTTAAGGATTTTTGTGAGAGCGAGCAGAAAGAACCACATAAAGTGGCTGAGTATCTAATATCTTTAGGTATGAACTCTGTTGAGCATTACGAAGATCCTATGGTGTCTGTTGACATCGAAGCTCTTTAAATAGATTTTTGGTATTTTCTAGCGAGTCTATCGCTTGCATATCTTTGTCTTTAATGGTTTTCTGTTTACTGCCATCTGGAAAAACAAAGATAACTTTTTGTGGATCTAAAGCAACCAAAGCATAAACATCTAATGCTTCGTCCTTGTAGTATCTATCTTTGGTGAAAGCGCCACGCCTAAAATCAAACTGCCATGACACTCTATGTGTTTGTATTTTTGATTGTGTTTTAACTTGACACTTGTATAGCGTATGGTCAACATCAAAGATGATGTCTGCCTCCGCGCTGTGTGGAACTATCAATACGGTATCAGCGTATAAAGAAAGTAACGAGGCTACTAAATATTCTCCAGATCGGCCAACTCTTTCTGATTGGCGAGACATGTGGTTATTGGGTTTGTCCTACAGGTATGGGTGGCTGGGATAGTGATTGTAAAAATTCTTGCCTGTTTTGTTTATCAATTTCTGTTTGTATTTCTGGTGGGTATTCTAAATTGTTAGTTATCGCTAATATGTTTGTTACTATTTTGAGAGCCTCACCTTTTGAAATATCTACCATTGCTAATTTTTCTAACTGCTCTACTGAATTTTTATTTACAAATATTTCTGCTAATTTTTTTGTTGTTCTTTCTTCAACCATCTTACCAAACTTACCTGCAAATTTTACAGTCCACATAAATGCACCGACTTGTGCTGCTTCTCTAGTAAGTACAATTTGGCTCGGTGGTCTTTCTGGATTATCTATATTAGAAATTTTGGCAGTTCTTTTTAATACTTGGTTAAATTTATCAAAACCTAATAATACGTTATTTTTATTAAGACCTCTCGCTTCTGCTACACCAGATAACACGGCTTTAAAATTAGCATCTGCATTTTTAGTTCCTGATAAAGCTTTATACATATCAAAACCAGCGCCAAATGAAGGCCTCCCTAACTTTGTTTCTGCATATAATGTTTTGTTAATTATTTCATCAAAATATGCTCTAGCTAAATTTGGAAATGCTTGTTTGTCAATTTTATTAAGAGTTGTATATGTTTGTCTTATGTTCGCTGGTTTAACATTTGTTACACCAAAAATTTGGTTTTTAATTTTTGATGGTGTAACTCCTTCACCTTTTAAAAATGGTTTTATTGATTCTAAAGTTGGTTCAACTATG